GGAATATCTTGGTTACGCGGTGTGGTGTTGGGTCACCTGGACACATTTGCTCACATTGAATTTATGAGGGCGTATCTCCATAAGTTACGTGTAGAGACTAAAGGTGCCAAGCGGGGTGTTGCTGATGTAAACATCCATAAGCTGACACTTAGTAAGCCATGTTCAGCCAACAAAGCCACAACTGATTGGTTGCTCAATCGATTTCAGATTACTGAGCACCAACTCAAAGATTTGGAGAATTACATGGCTCATGTCCAGGTTGATGACGTTTTGAACCACCCGGTTCTTCACGTCATTGCTAGGCTTGAGTAGTCGTTCTCCACTTCTTATTCGGATTTTCCAAACATGTATGAATTTTGAACCATGTCCTTTATACGGGAAGTCAAAGACCAGCTAGTTCATGACCTTGCTCCAACGACCTCCAAATTGGCTATGGCCAATTATGGCGGCCGCGTTGCTGGTCCTACGGGTGCTGTTGCCGGATATCTTTCCGGTGTGATGGCATCACAGATAGACCAAGTCGCCACTCTAGTGCAAGATTTGATGACCACCCGAGGAAAACAGAAACCGGCTCTGCCTCCGTCAGAGCCCCAACCTAACTTCGTTCCCAAGCCACGTGCCACCATACGCAATAAGATGCCCAAGAAAAGTAAGAACAAGGTTTTAGCGATAATGGACAAGCTTGACAAGATTGTCACACAGCCTGCCACGCGCTCCAAAGTTACTCGTACTCAGCCAGCTATTATTAATAATAATGGCCGCGTCATTATCTCCCACAGGGAGTATTTCGGGGACTTAGTTCCCAGTGCATCAAGTAACTTCGCTTTCGCCAATTCCTACCTCTTGGATCCTGCTGAGAACTACACATTTCCCTGGTTGTCCACCATAGCAATCAATTATGAGAAGTTCAAGATTCGCAAACTCGAGTTTGAGTATATTCCCGAGGTGTCTACCGCCACCAACGGATCTGTGCTGCTCGCTTTTGACAGGAATTCTACGCGTCCGGTGCCAACTTCCAAGCAGCAGATGCTTGAGATATCAGACTGTATGAGAGGCCCAGCCTGGAATACAGCCAAGATGTCTGTTAAGTGTGACAATACTGAGTATTGGATCAACCCTTTTGCTTCCTTTCCTCAGGGTGTCGCAAGCAATCCTGTTGTTACGGATTTACACACACAATCAGCGGGAGTGTTTATG